CGTTAAGAGAGATGACAGAAGTTACTCCTACACCGGTTAAAAGACAACAACCAATTCAACAAACACAAAGACCACAAAAGGAATTTTCAAAAGACCCAATGATTAATGAGATTCTTAATATGACCCAACCATTTTCATCTGAGCAACGAAAAGAAGGTGCACAAGCCGTTGGAAGTGTATTGGATATGATTAAACCGGAGTTAAGAGTTGATGAAAGTGAATGGGAAACAATGGATTTTAGAGAGGTAAATGTACCATCTAATGTTCCAAATTTTGAATCAACCGGTGATGGATTACAAGATGCTACGATAAAAGCATTGACGAGAGATTATAGAGAATTAGTTAAAAGATTTTAATAATGGCAATAGAGCTTGGTAAAGTTAATGTAACCGATTTAACAGAAAATGACTATAAAATACTGGGTATTGGAATAAATAAAAATTCCGATAAAGGTGGAATATTTGCCGTTAATTATACAACACTAACCCAAGCTAAAGATAATTTAAAAAACCTAATATTAACAAGAAAGGGTGAAAGAATTATGAACCCAACATTTGGTTGTGATATATATAAGGTGTTATTTGAACAAATGGATGGTGGATTAATAGAAAGTAAAATTGAATCTACTATATTAGATGCGGTATCAAATTGGTTACCATATTTAAGTATAGATGAGATTATATTTGATTACGATAATAATGATATAGATAATAATAGAATAAATCTAGAATTAAAATTTTCATTAGTGTCAAATCCAAATTTAGGAGAATCGGTAACAATAAATGTAAATAACAATTAATAGAAATGGCACTTAAACCTTGAGATAAAAGTTGGGGAAACGATAATAAAAAAATATCATATGTAGGTAAAGATTTTGCAACATTAAAACAAAATCTTATTGAATTTACTAAAACATATTTCCCGTCCACATATTCCGATTTTAACGAATCATCACCCGGTATGGTGTTTGTAGAACAGGCGGCCGCCATAGGTGATATGTTATCTTTTTATCAAGATACACAATTAAAAGAATCGATGTTATCCCATGCAACGGAAAAAAAGAATGTAATTGCATTGGCACAATCTTTGGGATATAAACCAAAAGTCGTTACTCCTGCAGTAACAACATTAACTGTTTATCAATTGGTTTTAGCTAAAAACGATGCAACCTTTTCTCCTGATGAAAATTATTATCTTAAAGTAAAGGCCGGACTTGAAGTACAATCATCAACCGACCCAGATATCACATTTATAACAACGGATTCATTAGATTTTCAAAACCCAACTGATAGGGAAATAGATGTGTATGAAAGAGATGCACAAGGCCAACCTACAAAATATTTAATTTCAAAAAAAATAAAAGTAATATCTGGCAGAGAAGTTAGTACATCATTGATTTTTGATAATGATGGGGATTATCCAACTGCAACATTAAATGACACAAATATAATACAAATAATAAGTGTAAAGGATTCCGAAAATGGTACATTATATTATGAAGTACCTTATTTAGCACAAGAAAGTATATTTGTAGAACAACCAAATATAGAATCAAATGGTGAAACATACACATCATCATCAATTGTACCATATATTTTAGAAGTACAAAAAGTTCCATATAGATTTTCTACAAAAATAAATTCCGATAATACATTAGAATTACAATTTGGTAGTGGCAATAATGCAAGTGGAGATGAACAACTATTGCCTAACACTAAAAATATTGGATTAGGATTAGCAAATTCAGTTAGTAGATTAAATCAAGGAATTGACCCATCTAATTTTTTAAAGACAAATACATTTGGTATCGCACCTATAAATAGAACATTAACTGTAACTTATTTAGTAGGTGGTGGAGTTACATCAAATGTAAATACAGGAGATTTAACAAAAATTAGAAAAATTGAGTTTGATGAGGATTTGTTATCATTAAGTCAAGAGAATGTGGGTGCATACAATCAAATAAAAAATTCGGTTGCTGTTGAAAATTTAGAACCAGCAACAGGTGGTAGAGGTGCCGAAACGATAGAAGAAATTAGACAAAATGCATTGGCAACATTTGGTTCTCAAAATAGAGCAGTAACAAGACAAGACTACATCGTAAGAGCATTATCAATGCCGGAAAGATATGGTAGTGTTGCAAAAGTATATGTTAGTCCGGATGGTGAATTAGATAATAACTCACCCGCATCTATTTTATCAAGTCCAAGCAATGTTGCAGAATTTGTTGGACTGGTTCAATCATTACAAACCGCTACAACACCACAAATACAAACAGAATTGGTAAAATATTTATCTCAAAAGAAAACTAGTATTGGGGAAATCAATAACCCGTTTGCAATCAATATGTATCTTTTGGGATATAATGAAAATAAACATTTGACAAATCTAAATCAAGCAATCAAACAAAACCTTAAAACTTATTTAGGTGAATATAGAATGATGACAGATGCCGTTAATATTATAGATGGTTTTGTTATTAATATTGGTTGTGATTTCGAAATATCAGTATATTCTAATTTTAATAAAAGAGAGGTCATTGCAAGTTGTCTGACAGAAATACAAGATTATTTTAATATAGATAATTGGACATTTAATAAACCAATAAACATTTCAGAAATAGAATTAATTTTAGCAAATGTAGAAGGGGTAATGAGTGTACCATCGGTTAAAATATTCAACATTTGTAGAAGTGATAACAACGAAAACTATTCTCCAAATAGATATAATATAGATGAAGCAACTAAAGGTAAGATTGTCTATCCTTCTTTAGACCCATCTATATTTGAAGTTAAATTTCCTAACAAAGACATTAAAGGGAGGGCAATATAATGCATAAATTTTTTACATCATCATTTGACGCAAGTATTTATTTACAACAACCTGAACAAAACGCAGGTAGAGATGAGATATTAGAGATAGGTAAACTTTATTATGGTTCTTCAAAAGATATAACAAGAACTTTAATTAAATTCGACACAGGTTCAATTAAGTCAGAAATACAATCAATAGGAACAGGTAGTTGGCAAACATATTTAGTTTTGCGTTCAGCTAACTCAGAAGAAATTCCATTAGAGTATTCAATTTATGCAAACGCAGTTTCTCAAAGTTGGACAATGGGTACAGGAACAAAATTTGACAACATAACATCAGACGGAATTAGTTGGAAATACAGAGATGGAATAAATGCATGGCAAGATAATGTGACGGCAGGTACGGCAGTATTTACAGCAGGCACAACAGGTTCGGCAAATGCAGAAGGTGGAACTTGGTTTATTACAGGTTCAGCAACACAATCGTTTAGTAATGAGCCGGATGATATTAGAATGGACGTTAGTGATATTGTTAGATTGTGGTGTAGTGGTTCTTTAAAAAATAATGGATTTATAGTTAGACATAGTATTGATGTAGAAAACGATAGTTTGGATTATGGTTTATTAAAATTCTTTTCAAAGGAAACAAATACAATATATGAACCTAAATTAGAGTTAGTTTGGGACGATAGTACATTTATAACTGGAAGTTTAACACCGGTAACAGGTTCGGCAAGTGATGACTATAAGGTTGTGGTTACCAATTTAAAAAATCAATATAGTAAAAATACTAAAGTTAAAATAAGAGTCAAAGGTAGAGATATGTTTCCACTAAAAACATTTGGAACAACATTTGGGTACGACCAATCAAAATATTTACCATCGGGTTCAACATATTATCAAATTGAAGATTATATAACAAACGAAACAATAGTTCCATTTGGTGATTATTCTAAATTGAGTTGTGATAGTACATCTAACTATTTTAATTTAGATACATCAACATATGCAGCGGATAGAGTTTATAGATTAAAGATTAAAATAGTACAAAACGGAATTACCGACATAATAGATGATAAATTGATATTTAAAATAGTAGAATAATGGCATTAACATCTTTAGAAGCGATATCTGAAAAACTAAATGATATTAGGAAAGAAACCATAGAATCAATATTAATGGTATCAGGCTCGTCTGCTATTACAAAGAATGAATATGGTGTAACCGTTGTTGAAAATTTAAATCCCGCATCATCGTTAGTATTCAAAAATTTAAGTAAACCTAAATATGATGAGGTTGAACTTATTAAAGCAATAGATGTTGATGTAAAGGAATTGATGCCAAATATACCTACTCGTAATTTAGATTTAGTACCGAGACCATTATATACGGAACAAGTTGATTTAGTTGAAGATTTGAGAAGACAAGTACAAAGATTAACAATAACCATTACCGATTTAAATAGTCAAATAACAACTTTACAAGCACAAGTTCAAACTGAAATAAATAATAGATTAAGTATTGAACAAACGAATGATGTTTTAGCAAATCAAATAGATACATTGACTGGTACAATTAATGATTTTACTGGACAAATATCAACATCATTACAAAAATCAGTTGACGAAAGTATTTTAAGAGCATCACTACAATCCCAAAATACAGGATTTAAAGCTCAAATTAATGCATTAATTCAACAAATAAATTCATTAAACTCAATTATTGAAGGTTTACAAGCTCAATTGGGTGCAGTAAGACAACAAAAAGAAATTGAACAAGAAACAAAAGGACAAGGTGGTACTAATATAAATAAAATAGTAAGTGCAAACTTTGATGAAAAGGGAACCCCTAGTGATGCGGTAATGTCTTATAAGATTAAAAACGCAAGAGACAAAAAGCATGAATGGGTTTTTGGTGAAAATTTAACTCTTGTAAATAATGATTTAGAACCGGTACAAGTATCAATCACTGCAAATTGGAACCAGAATCAAAGATGGTTTAGTATACCAAAATCTAATTTCGAAATTTCTCCTAATGCAACGGAAAGAATTAAATTTATAGGTACTCCGAATGGTGTAAGTTTTGGTAAGAGAGATAGTACGGTATTTTATGATGGTAGTCTTACTATTACAATTAAAAGAAAAGACGGCTTTTCGGAAACCAAATCATTCAAAACTAGTTTGGGAGTATACCACCCTAAATCATACTAATAGAATATGTCAATAAAAAAATATACAAATATTGAAGGAATAAATAATAAAACCGAAAATGAAGGACAATTTCTTCAAACGGATGATTTATTTATTGTTTCTAAATCAGAAATAGAAACTACCGATTTTGGTAATACTAAATATGATGTTATGGAAGTATCCGTTTATGATATTAATAATAATTTATTACCACATGCATCCGGTAATAATGTTGCATATATAAAGGGAGATGATATTAAAAATTATATGTATCAAATAACTAATAAGGTAGGATTAAAAGAATTAGCAATTGATGTTGAAAAGTTAATAAATGATATTGGATATAATAATGGAATTTTAAAAGTTAATATAAATTTTGTTAGATATAAAGTAGGAAGTGAGAATACATTAGAAAGAGTGTGGATTGAGGAAATTTCTCCATCTAGAGAAGAAATTCGAATTTTACCTTTAAAAACTAAATTTGAGAATATTAATAATAAAACAAAAAATCAATTTGAAAATTTACAAAGTTTAAATAAAGAATTTAAATATTATAAGAATTTTTTATTAAATTCAATAAATTCATTTGAAAAAACTCTTTTAACTGAAATAGATACAGCTTTAGAAACTAAATATGGTAAAGATTTTTTTAGTATTCTTAAAAAAGATTTTGGATTAAGTGCATTTACAAACATAAGAACAAAAATATTTGCAGATTTTAAAACATCAATTGAATATTATTTAAATAATAAATATTATGATATAACTCAATCTACATTTGGTAAACCATCAAATATTAGATTTGAAGATTATGATATTTACGATTTCAATAATATATTAAATGAAATTCAAAATATTTTATATAAATGTGTTGATATTAATTTAAAATCTTTAAAAAGAAGAGATATTGGAGTAAACAATTTACCAAAGGAATTTGCAATAACAGAATTACAAAAGTTAATACAAAATAACTTAGATTCATTTAGTACATATTCTGAAACTAAAAGAAATGTTTACTCACCGGATGGTACGGTTGCAATATTTAATGATGTAACAAGTTCATTCGTAGAACCAACACACCCATTAAGAGGAACTCTATTAAATACATTTTGTAAAGGATATGACCAATATGGAAAATATGCCGATGGTAATGGTGGTTCCTATGAACAGTTGATTGAAGTTAATTCTTCAACATGTGGATATACAACACCACCAAATGATGGTGGAGGGAGTGGGGGTGGTAGTGGTGATGGAGGTGGTGGAGGCAACAACAACCCCGATGGACCAGAAAGAACCGATAGGGAAAGGGGTAAAGCAAAATAAAAAATAAAAATATTTATAAAAAATAATAGATGTCAATAAGATACAATAGACAATATAAAATGGCAGCGGACATAGAGGGACCTGTTGGGCCCAATACTAACGAAGACCAGACCAATTTAAATTTCTTAAATAATAATGATGTATATTTAGGTGGTGGTGGTGCTGGAGGTGGTGGTAGTGCACCTGTGGAAACTCCTGTTTATATAGACCCACCATATACTACCAACCCCCCTATTGATATAATACAACCGACACCGGAAAATCCAACTCCAAACGACCTATTAGTTCCATTGTTTAATTATGAAATTGCAATATCTTCAAATTTACAAGAAGAAGCTGGTGATTTTATCAAATTAAAATATGATATACTTTCAAACGGGGCCATACAAGAACAAGGTGATGTATTACTTTCCGATTACAATACTGATGGATTATCATCGGCAAGAGAAGTATTAAAATCAGGTATTTTAAATCTTTATTTGGAAAATAATCTACCTTCAAATTATAGTATATCTAAAATATATTATA